GCATTCCACTCCAAGGGGCGCTGGTCCAAGTCGATGAACCAATTCCGCGCTTCTTTGGTGATTTCGATGCCATACCTTGCAGCTGTGTTGAGCAACGATGCAGATACGCGGGAGCCGTTGTGTATCAACTTCTCAACGAGCATAGTATCGTAGACATTCCTAATACGTACCCCGAATTGCGCTGCCATAAAGCTCCAGTCAAACTTGAGGTTGTGCCCTGCCCAGATAATGTCCTCTCGATGAAACAATGCCTGCAACGCTTCACGCCACAAGCCCTGCATATTCACTGATGCAGTGTAGAAGCGGCGTACATCGATGATATGCACGTTGTCGAGAGTGCCAAGGGCTATTGTGATGACTTTGTTGTTACGCGGGTTGAGCCCTGTTGTCTCCAAGTCCATGACAAGGCGCTGATTGCCTTGGATTTGCCTTGCAAGGTCGTGGATGCTCTCTGGAGTCGTCAAACAGCCAGGGGTAGGCATCGGCTCTACGACGAAAGGCTCATTGTGTGCGATGGGCTCTTCGCGAATCGCGGCGATTGGCTTTGTAGTGGCGATGGGTATCATTGATACCACTGGCGCTGCAATGTTAGCAGTAGCGACGGCGGACATGGCGTTCCACGCCGCTAATCGCCGGAGATCTTTGGCTTTCTTTGTTTGCATTGGTTTTCCTTTCTTTTGCCGTTAGCATTTACTATAGTATAACATATCATTAAAGATTATGCAAGTTATTTTCTTGCCCCAGTATGCTACACAATTCTGATTCCTCTCTCACGTGCCATCGCAGTTTTGGGCTTTTGCGTATCTTCCGTCTGCTCTGTCTCCAAAGTACTGATGCATGCCGACAACCCATTGATCATGTCATCGCTACCCAGATATATGGCGGTTATCCAGAATTCCTTGTTTTCTTTGCATCCATGCAATCCAATGGCGTATTTCATTGGCGCTATGGCTGGTGGAAGCCATGGAACCGGATACAGTTCCATAGGCTCACCAGTGAATGTAACAGCGGGATAATTGTGCTGATCTGCCCATTTAAGCAAATCGCTTCTAGTGGTATTGAGTCCGTTCATGCCGTTTCCTTGCTTTCTTGCACTTCTCTATCTAGTTCTACTACTATAGCTTTCCTACTAAGCACCAAGAGCCAATCAATGAAATCGATCATAGCTTCATAATGCCAATTTGTCCGTAGTTCAGAATGTCTTGCATTCCATCCTACAAATTGGGACATTGTTGTCTTAAGGCTCTCATAGTTATGCCAATGCCGACCAGCGTCAGCACAATTGAGTGCTCTATTAATAATGTTTTCTATCAACTTCTCTTCTAGCCTGTACACATCAGACAACCTACTATGTTGCGAGATCCGCTTCAACGCTTGCTCTCTTTTAGTTGCTTTCAAGATGCTATTCTGCATTAAATCTCTCCTCAATGTCTGAAAACCTTGTCAAGTGCGGTGTAAACCAAAGTGTATCAACGCCTACGGGGCCATTACGATGTTTTGCTACTATGATATTTAACGCGTATCCATTGTCTTTCATTTCATTCTGTGGGTCTTGATGAATAAACATCACAACGTCCGAATCTTGCTCGATTGAACCTGATTCTCTCAAATCTGACAACTGTGGTGTCTTATCGCCACGCGATTCAACTGCTCTTGATAGCTGTGCTAGTGCAACGACAGGGACGTTAAGTTCTCTTGCCAGTTCCTTGAGTCCCCTTGAGATTGCAGAGACTTCCTGTGTCCGGTTCTCATGCTTATTGCTTTCCAGAGATGCTTTCATGAGTTGCATGTAATCCACAATGATCAAGTCAAGTCCGTGTTCAGACTGGATGCGCCGCGCCCTACTTCGCATTTCTGTCAAGGATATCGCGGGTGTATCATCAATCCACATGTGATCGGTCGAGAGAGTCCCCATAGCATCAACAATTCGCTCCCATTCCTCATCCTCAATGGCACCATTTCTTAAGTGTGTCTGGTCAACCGTTGCTTCCATTGACATAAGGCGTCTCACAAGTTGCTCTTCTCCCATCTCCAAAGAAAACATCATGATATTAAGACCTTGATGCGTTGTGTCTTTGATGATACGCAATGCAGTATTTAACGCCAGCGATGTTTTTCCAATGGCTGGTCGGGCTGCAAGGACAATGAGATCCGAAGGTTGAAAGCCACCTAAGATCTGATCAAGCGTTTTAAATCCAGTAGGGACGCCAGTGATAATGCCTTTCAGTCTATTCTCATGTAACTGATTCAGCTTTGTCATAAAACGGGAAACCGCGTCTTTTAGAGAGGACACCCGCGCTATGCTTTTACCCTGTCCGATTGCATGCACGATTTCCTCGGACTTAGCAACAGCCTCATCGTCCTCACTGTAGGCAAGTTGAGCGATCATACCCGCCGCTCTAATCAATTCCCTCTTTTCAGATTTCTTTTGAACAATGCGTCCGTAGTGCTCGGCGTTTCCGCTCGTTGGTACATTATTTGTTAAAGAAGAGATATAACTAGACCCACCTACTACGTCTATTTTGCCATTCCGCTCTAGTTCCTCATACAAGGTAAGGGAGTCAACAGGTTCATGTTGTGTATAGAGACTAAGCACAGCACTGTAGATGATACGATGTTCATTGCGATAAAAGTGTTCTGACTTCAAAAAGTCTGCTACAAGGACAATGGCTTCAGGGTCAATCAAGATGCTGCCGAGAATACCTTGCTCAGCTTCAATGCTCGCTGGTAAACGATTTTCCATTAGTTTGCCCCTAGTGCTGTTAGTGTTGTTCTTGATGAGTCTAACATTTTACGGGTACGCGGGTTTTGATTAAAGGGACGAAGGTATGCATTGCCAACGGTTACTTTCTGGTCCTGTCCCTGGTCTTGTTTTTGTCCTTGTATCCTTCGTTCTTTAAGGATTTGTGCAACTTTATTGGCCTCTTTCCAGATAAGTCCTGCACTTATCCGTACACGATTTTCAAGTTGGGACCAGTATTTATCCTCTTCAGCGAGATACTTGTGAACAGCGTCAATCTGAGCATTTGTGAAGCTAGGAGCAAGACAATCACGGATGATTTTTCGTTCCGTCTTAACCTCGTCTCCAGTATTGAAGGGAAACCCGCGTCTCTGAGTGATTTGAGTATATATCTCACTACAGCGCGTCTTCAGCTCCTTTTCTTCTTCTGTCAACTCCTGTTTTACAGGCATTTCTATCACCTTACCTGAAGACTTGGAATCTGTGCTGCTCGTTTTCTTGGTAGATTTTCGTTTTCTTGTAGCCATAGGCTCTATGCCATTCGATGCATCCATTGACCCTGCATCGTTTTCTGTAGCCATCCCGACTATAGGAAATGCAGTTTGTTCTACCTCCTGTTGGACATCTGCACTATTGCCAGTGCCAGGAGCAGGATGCACACTGTTATCATCAATCCGATGATCGTGTACGCTGTCTGCATTGGCACTATTGGGTCTTGCGTTGGTAGTCGATGTAGAAACATGAGGGTCATTGTTTGCTCCGGTTGCACTGTGATGTGATGAAGGGACAGTGGTAGTCGTTGTGGGCGTTGGTGTATCTATGCCGCGTCGCTGAAGCTCTGCAATTTGTTGTGCTTGAGCTTCAACGATGCCAAGAAGAGATTGAAGAGAAAGAGAGGGATCGGTGCCGTTAGGCACATACATATCTTCTTTATCTTCTAAAGTATTAGTAATATTACTAGTATTAGGGGTTACATTTGAACTTGCAGGATGAACGTCATTGTTCGTCTGACGTTCGTTACTGTTCGTCTGACGAACGTCATTGCTCACCTGACGATCATTATTGTTCTCTTGACGAACTATCTTAGGTACTTCATTAGGAGAGTTACTGTTCGTCAGACGAACAGTCTCAAACTCACCCTTCGCAAGATACATGTCCTGTTTGATGGAATCATTGGTGGCAAAGAATTCGGTATTGCTATCCCAGATCTTTTCATGTTCTATATAGATGTAAGTCTGGGTTCTACCTTTTGCTCCAGTAACTGAGTTAATTGGTCGGCAAGACTCAACTTTGAGTAATCCAAGACGGCCAAGGCGATCTAATATACCTTCTTTGGGCTTTTTTGCATCTGGGGATGTAGAACAGAGAAGGCTACTAGGTACTCCTGAAAGTGATGATATTTCTCTTAGGGATATCTTATGGGGCCCTCTTTTCCAGCAAACCCTCATGAGGGTCAACAATACCCACTTGTCATAAATAGCAAGTTCTGGGTAGCCATCGATTATACTGTTAGGGCATTGCGTAAAATCTTTGTGCCCGTCGTTCTTTTCTTGTGTCATCGCATATCCTCACTCTCTACTGATGGCAGGGCATCTATCATAGAATGCTCATCGTGGGCATGTTGAATGCTATGTGGATTGGCGTGGAATTGTTGCTTCTTGTAAGTGAAAGTGACGGTCTCGCCGTTTTCAAGCATGGATTTGCATTGCTCTCCAAGATGGATAGCCATAAAGCCACGCACGTGAAAACCTGGGCGATAGAAGGTTAATGTGGTCTCATTATCGAGATCCGGTTGCCATATGGAGACTGCATACTCTTGTTTGCAGACGTGACATTGGGGATTTTTTCTCATGGGCATCCTTATTTTTCTAGCGCATGCCCATGTTTCGATACACAAGATCTTGCTTTTCTTTGCAAGATAGGGTATCATTACATTATGGCAGCGTTGTGTATGGCTTGGCATCTCCAGTTTCCAGGCTAGATTAGATGCTAAGCTTGCTGTCGCTAAGTTTTCAAACAACTGCCAGCATTTAGCTGGCTTTATTTTTAGTTTCCGGTCTCTTCTTCTGGTCTTCGGTCGATATACTCTCGCAAGTCTTCTTGTTTGACCTTCCAGTTTCTGCCAATCTTTTTGGCTTTTATCTCTCCGCGTTTGCACAACTGTCTGGCAGTGTATTCTGATATTCTGAGAAGACGCGCTACATCTTCGGTTGTAAGCAATTCGTCCATCGTTATCATGACTTCCCTCCTTTGTTTTCCCTGACTCTTGATATATTAACATTGTACTACACCGCAATGGGGATTGCAATACTATTCGAGAATTGTTCGTAAAACCCGTAACATCGTTATTGCAGTGTCTCTTCATCCACCACATCGCTCTTTCGCTGCCATCCTCGTTCCACATCGCCCACATCGCCCCATCGTCGCCCCTTCGCTCTCTTCGCTCTCGTCGAGCCATCATAGCCGTGCCGAGGTATGCAGCGTGGGCAATGAGGTTGCGATGAAGCGATGAACAGTGTAAACTATCATTGGAAGTGAGGGCAACGTTGGCCGAGGAACCTGTCTCTACATGGAGACAGTATTTTTTTGCCCTTGTAAAACATAGACAAGTATTGACAAACATAGACAAACATGCTAAAATAGACACATGGATAACAAAACATACAAACCGCATGAATTTGCAAAGCTTATCGGCGTGTCTGTCAAAACCCTCCAACGATGGGATAAAGAAGGTATTTTGATTGCACGTCGCACACCAACAGATAGGCGTTATTACACTCATCAACAATATGAAGAGTACTTCAGAAAGGATCGGTAAAGTATGGCAAAACGAAAAGAGTGGGAGGAAGCTCGAAGATTGAGAAGTCAGGGATTGACTCTTGATCAGATCGCCTTCCGTTTGAAGGTTAGTAAATCTAGTGTGAGTGTGTGGGCACGCGATATCTCTATCCCGGAGAGATACGTAAAACCAAAGTTGGTTAAGATGCCCAAGATAGATAAGATGGAGACCATAGATTGGAATGAAGTTCAATCTTACTATGATGAAGTACGAAGCATTAGTAAATGCGTTAAGCGCTTTGGGATATCTGATTGGTGGATTGGTCGGGCTATTGTAGAAAATAAGCTCACCCAGCATGAATACCACCGTCCTTTGTCTGCCCTTCTTACACAAAAAAGCCGTGCTTCTACAGGCTCCGTAAGAAAAAGACTTTTCAATTCCGGTACTAAGCAAAGAAAATGCGAAGAATGTGGTATCACTGAATGGAATGGAAAGCCTGTTTCTTTTGAATTGCACCACAAGAACGGAATTAATACTGATCATCGTCTTGAAAACCTGCTCATTCTTTGTCCAAATTGTCACAGTCAGACGGAAACCTACAAAGGGCGCAATAAGGTTGCAGCGAGGAAGCGTAAAGTGAAGTCCGTTGCCTGAGCGTGCTATACTTCTAGGTGGAAGGTTGGCCGAGTCTGGTAAGGCGCTCGTCTTGAAAACGAGTAAGGGGTAACGCCTACAGGAGTTCAAATCTTCTACCTTCCGGTTCGCTTGGCACATACAAGTGAATAGGCAAATGCATTGCCATGTGTGCTGGTATGCTAGTAGCTGAATGGTCCCCTGTAGTTCAGTGGTAGAACGGAAGAGTCGCAGGTTCGAATCCTGCCAGGGGCATTGCATGAGTAGCTTAGATGGTAAAAGCGCTATCTTCATAAGATAGAGACTCGCAAGTT